ACCGTCGTCATATTGATGCTGATACCGTAGCATCCGGTCACCATGAGGTTGCGGGTGCGGCCGTATTGGCCCGAGATGATTTCGAGGCCGATCGCTGACGTGCTGGTGGTCGTGATGCTGATGCAGATATTCTCGACACCCCATGAGCCGATCGGCCCCTGGATGCGGATTGCCGGGCCCGCGATACCCGACTTGATCGTTACCGCCGCCATGTTCCCAGGCCCCGGCATGACCGCGCCGCCCGCACCCACCAGCTGCACACCGGAATAGGTCGAGAAGGCGCTGGACGAGCCGTTGCCGATGGTCAGCGTCGAGGTAATCAGATAGGTGCCGGGCGGGAACAGCAATGTCCCCCCGCCATTCGCCTGAAGATGATCTATAGCGGCCTGAATGGCTGCGGTGTCATCCGTTGAGCCGTCGCCGATCGCGCCATAATCGGCTTTCACGGAAACGAAGTCGTTGAGCTTTGTCAACGCCGGGTTGAGCGCCGCCGAAACCTGTCTCTGCCAATCCTGAAGCGATGGGGAATAAGGCGGGATGAAGAGCGTCACGCACGCCCCCCCGGCGTGGCAATGAAATCGAATCCTTCGACCGAGGTCCAGTCGGCAGCATCGGCAAAGATCACTTCGGGCTGGACGAACCGGCCAGAGGCGAGGATCGGCACCTCTCCATTCGACCGGAAGTCCGTCGAAACCACGTTGGTCGGGCTGTCGCCCATTCTCGCGCGGCAATCGATCGACACCTGGGCAGTCGTCGCGTTGGCAATGACCCGCGTGCTACGGATATGCGAGACACGGCCAGGATTGGGTTCGAGCTGGGGCAGCCGGAACTCGGCCTGAAGGTTGGAACCGGAGCCGAATGCGTACAGTTTCTGGTCGGTCTTGGCGATCATCAGCAGTGGAGCGCCACCGCGCCAATATGGGTCATCGAGCACTGGAGTCACATTCTCAATCGAGGGATAGGTGACAGCGATGTCCTCAAGCGTCAGCGACGCCGTGCGGCCCGTGGAAATTCCGGCTATCCCCGTAACGCTGATGTCACTCCACATGTCGTTGTCGAAATTGTACACCCACAGCCGGTCAGGCATCGACCAGATGACCAGCGATCGTTCCGGGTCGATCGCGCAGCGGAGGTTGGCGATTATGTCGCTGGTCGAGTAGAGCGTGCGAAAGGTGCGATCGACGCGGTTACGGCCAATCGGCAGCACTTCTCCGTCAATGAACTTGTAGAATCCCCTTCGGCTGTAGAAGAACGTCTGGCGCCCGTGCTGGGCAATGCCGCCGTGACACAGCGCCCCGATAGAATTGGACACCTTGCGGCGGCTGAAGATGCCGGGGCTGCCGATATATTCGAAGATGTGGACCGCCGCGTCCTGAAAAGCCAAACCGAATTCGCCGCCGGCCAATCCGGTCACCGGGCCCCCGTCGGGAAGATCCTGAACGTCAGACTGGTTGGAGCCGATCGTCCACCCTTCGGCATTGTCGATCGCCGACCAATAGACCCGGTTCTGGTTCGAGCTGTTTCCCGCCAGGAACACGAAATCACGGACAACCGCGACATAGGAACTCGTTGGCGGACTGCCGCCTAGCGTCGTTCCAACGGCGGTGGAGATGGTGTATTTGAGCGGCGCGGCGCCGTTGGTACAGATGATCTTGTCGCCGAACTGCGCGAAGTTCCAGTTGGACGAATAGGCTCCCGCGACAACCGAAGTCGTGGTGGTCGAGGTCAGGCGGTAAAGCCCGCTGTCCGTGCCCGCCAGAAGAACGACCGTGCCGTCCGTTCCGGCGAAGGCCCCAGAACCCCTCCACGACGCACCGATGGCGGGCGTGAGGGCCGACAACGCCTTGATCGGCTCGTAACCGAGCACTCCCGAGTAGCAATTGCGCGCCTTGACCAGAAAATCGTGGCCGAATTCTGGAAGATCGGGCGCAATCCCCTTGTTGAAGGGGAAGCTAGCCATTGGTGATATTCCATGTGTTGATGCTGGCCCACGGCGCGTCCGCGGCCCTCATTTCCGCCGGGTTCTGCCGTTCCGGATAGGCCTCGCTCATCATGTTGAGCGCGGTGGCGAACCGATCGACCATGCGGTCCTCGAGCTCGTCGTCGCGGACATGCCGCGCGGCGTGCATCACCGCCCCGAATTCATAGACATCGGCGTGATTGGTGATGACCCAGTTGGTCAAGTTGCCGCTGTTGAGCGCAGCGGGCTTGCGATAATAGCGAAGGGTCAGCGCAACTGCGGCGGTCGGCCTGTCCACCAGCCACAGATCAGAGCCGATGATCCAGTAATGGCGGGTTTTCGAACTGTCATAGGCGGTTCCGTAGGGAAGCGACTTGTTGGCGTAATAGGTGCCGGATTCGAACACGCCCAGACGGACGACTTGCCACGTCTCGCCGTTGAGGGTCAGCGCAAGATCGATCGCGTCGGCGAAATCGGACGGTAGGGCCTGGCTCTGGCTCGCCGATGGGCCGTAGCTGAAAATGGCCTCCATCGGCCGCACAGGATCGGCGGCAAGGCGAGCGAATATCTCGTCCTCTGCCCGAGCGATGAAATCGGGGATGAGGCTGGTGAGATCGTTCCGGTTGAGCCGCTGGGCGACAGTCGTGACGAGCGAGTTATAGTCCATCGCTCACCCCTTCGAAAAAGACGGGGGCACGACGACCCCCGCTTGTAAGTTAGCCGTTGAAGCTGCCGGGAAGGCTCTCGGGGCGACCGATCACGAAGATGTAGGTCTCCGACGCGGCGTCCACCGCACCCGCCGTGGGATTGACGAACTGGACGCTGATGGTGTCGGCCGCCTTAACCCGCGCATTGCTGATGCCGAGCCCGGCCGTCAGGGACGGCTTATTGACCGCGACAACAATGTCTCCGGCCAGCACGCCCTTGACGGTAACGTCCTGCTCGGCAGTCGTGATCGTGGCCACGGAAGCGGGGTCGAACGTCACCGCCACGGCCCGCAATTTGTAGATGTTCCCCAGAGGGATCATGCTTGACATGTTTCGTCTCCAATAAGCGGGGAGGAGTTTCCCCCTCCCCTATGTCGATCAGTTGTTGTGGAGACGGCAGGCGAGCTGCGGACGAAGCGTCTTGTAGCCATAGAGGACATCCAGACGGCAAGGGAACTTGTCGTTCGTGATGTCGTACTGGCGTACGATGCGCATCGAAATGCCGTCCATTACTTCGCGGGCCGAGAAGTCCACGCCCTGCGGCATGACCAGATCTGCCGTGGCGAAGCCGAACGCGCCCTCCTGATAGAGGACCGACGTGCCCACCGCAGTCGAGGCAGTGCCGAGCACCGTCACCGTCTTCGACGCGCCGGCCGAGTTGATGACGATATTCTGCGTTGCGCCCGAGGTGACCGGAGTCGGCGAGCAGGCGACCGAGGTCGTGCTGTCGGCGGTCGCGATGAACTGCTGAAGGATCCCGGTGTCCGCCTTGCTCTCCGGGTGAACCTTGTTCACGCCGACGATGGTGAACACGTCGCCCTTCTTGATCGTGCCGGAGCCGCCGGAAATGGTGATCGTGGCGGTGCCCGACGTGATGCCGGTCGAGGTGTTGCAGACGTAAGACGCAGCATCACCGCGGCTATGCGCCGGCCACAGCGTGTTCTCGACGAAATCGAAGCCAGCCGTGCGACCCATATAGCCTTCGCGGTACTGCTTCGCCACGCTCGAGGTGTCGTTGAACAGGCCCTTGAGGGCGTCAACGAGATCCACGTTGTCCTGCGTGTTGAGGTTGGCCGTGCGATCATTCAGGGGCGTGAGAGCGTCCTGCATGATCTTGCGGCCCGCCAGCACCTTGGCGAGCGTGAGCGCAGAGCCGCCGTTCCACACCGACTGGTACACGTCCTTGTACATGGACATGGCGTCGGCTTCGATATTGGCCGCGAGGACAGCCATCGCCGGATCGAGGATGCGCTTCGAGAAGTCGTCCAGACTCAACGAGAGCTCGGCAGACGTGAAATTCACATCCACACCCTTCTGGGTGGCGATCTGAAGCGAAACGCTCGATTCGGTGGTGTCCTGCGCCGAAAGGGTCGCGCCCGAACGAACCGTGTACTGGTTCGGAAGGCGGATTTTCAGCGTGTCGCCAATCCTGGCGCCGGACTTGGCAAAACTGTCGTCATAATCACGGGTGATCGAGCCGACGAAGTTCAGCTTCTGGTGGAGAATGCGAAGGGCCTCCCGCGTCACCGCGGTCGGAGTCAGAATCGTATTGGACATTTGAGTTTCCTTCTGGCCCCCGAAGGGGCGCTGGGACGCGACGCCTCACGGCGTGGCATCTGGTTGGGTTAGCGCTTCGCCAGCTGGGCGTTGCGGGCTTTCAGCCATTCGTCGGTCGTCATCTTCGCTGCGTCCTTCACCAAATCCTTCTTGGTGGACGCGGCCTTGGTGCCGCCGACTTCGGCTGCCGGTTGAACTTCCTGCGCTGCTCGGGCTTTGCCGGCCTGGCGCTGGCGTTCGATGAACTTGGCCCCGATGTCCGCAAGGTGGAGCACCCTGAGTGCCGTGGGATCGGCGAGCTGCTTGACCGCATCCGGGTCTCCCCCCAGTGAACCCACCAGGGAACCCAATTCGGCAAGCCGTGCATCGGAGAAGTTCGGAATATGCTTGGCGGCTTCTGCCCTCGCGGCCTCGACAGCCTTGGCGTAATGCTGGCTGCTGGCCTCTCCGGCTTTGCGCGCCGCTTCCTGCGCTTTTGCGGTGGACTGGGCGTAAGCCCGCTCCGCGTCGGCCAGATCGAGCCGAAGGGCGTTGATCTGGTCCTGTGACAGCCCGTCGATCGGCGTGGCGAGAAGATCCTTGACCCTGGCCTCGGCGGTCTTGGCGGAAATCACCGCCTCGATCTGCTCCTGGCTGGCCGTGGAAAGCTGCTCGACTTCCGTTTTCTGGGCTTCGATGGCTCGCCGCATTTCTGCGACTTCCATCGTCTTCCTGGTGTAATCCGATTGCCGAAGGAACGCGTCCTTCAGCTTGGCGGGGACTTTGAACTTCTCTCCTTCATACTCGATTTCGGCATCTTCCGGGGTAGCCGTCTCGGCTCCCGTCGCCTGCTTCAATAGGTCTGAAAGGTCGTCGCTCTCCTCGCCCTCGGATTCCTCGGCTGGGATGTTAGCTCCCTCCTGCTGAGCAGTTTCGACCGGCGCGGCCTCACTCTCAGCAGCCGGGTTGGCTGCCGTTTCAATCTCTGACATGGTTCCTCGTTTGGGTTAGGCTGCTTGTCCCATCGCAGGCTGCGCGAATGCGCCTGGCCCGGCTGGGGCAACTTCCGCGTCGGGAAGCACTTGGCCCGCGATCTCTGCGAGCGTCTGACGGACGATCAGCGCAATTCCCTCGGGCGGCATCGCCGGGGTCAGTGCCTGCATCCGTTCTGTTTCTGCCTTGTAGGTCTCCACCGCGATCTTGGCGCGGTCGATGTCCTTCTTGTCCATCGCTTCCTGCAACTGGCTGTGGAGCGCGTTGAGCGCCTGGCCCATCTGCTGCATCCGCTGTTGAACGGCTGGCGGTATTTGCCCGTCATCTCCACGTATCTCGGGCGGAAGCATCTTCTCCAGCCGCTTGGCGATCTCGTCGGCGCCCGGCCAATCCAGGTTCTTCGCCAGCAAGTCGCCGATGACAGGGGCCGCGTCAGGATAGGACTGGATGAGGTTCATCATCTGCTCGGCCGCTTCCTCGCGGCGCGTGGTGAACGATGGCCCAGAGGTCACCGTAACGTCGTACCGGCCCGTGCGGATGTCGTGCATCCGCATGACCCCCTTCGCGTCCTCGAACTCGCCGTTGACCTTGACCGTGTCTGGTGAGCCGTCCTCGCCCAGAATCCGCACGATACGCTCTGTCGAATAGACCTTGGGGATGAGGTCAACCAGAATGCGGCCAGAGTGACGGATGGCGCGGGTCAGGTTGTCGATGAAGTGGAAGGTGGACACGTCGCCTTCGCGCTGGCGGGCGAGAATGGCGCGGCCCGAGGTCTCGTTGCTCCTCGCGCCCAGCGAAGCATCGTAAATGCCGGTGATCGCCTTGATGTTGTCCGAGCTCTGGGCAATCATTTCCATGACGCCAGTGGGGATTCCCGCGCCCGGCTGTCGCTGGGGAAGCTGCGAACCCTTCTTGTACAGCAGATAGGGATGCGACTGGCTGTTCGATGTGGCCCATTTGTTGGCCCAGCCCTTGGGAATCGCGTCCTCTTCCATGAGGTACGGAACACGCGGCGCGAGCGCGACGATCTCTGTCGCCGTGGTGTTCCAGTAATTGAACATCCGCTGATCGTCCTTGGCGTCGCGTATCAGCGAGCGGAAATGCCTCTTCCCCTCGATATTGACCTCATCGCCATAGACCGGGATGATCGGGATATAGGCCCCGGCCCATTCGTTCTTCTCGAGCTGCTCGACGCCGTTGACGATATATTGGCAGACGTTGAAGGTAGAAACAGGGCGCGGCCTGCCGATCACCGTCGCACCCGCTGCGAGGATGCCCTTCAACTCCTCGTCATCCTCGAACAGGGCAATGATGTCGCCGGGCCCAGCCTCGGAATCCGCCATCTGGACCATGAGCGCATTCTTTATGATCCGCTCGCGCTTCCAGTAAGCGGCGATCTGAACGTCATCGCCGTCCCGCCACGGAGCGCTGACGTTGGTCCACAGATGGCCGTCGAAGTCGGTTTCAGTGGCCCCCTTGTACTTAGCCTTGAACTGGTCACTGGTCAGGCAATCGATGACGTGAGCCTGCATCCAGTCGGATGAATCGGCGGCCGTCGAATAGGGATCGCCATAGACGCAGAACGGGTTCGCAACGCGACGGATGAAGATGTCCTGCTCGAACGCGGAAGCTCCGGCGGACTTGAGGCTTTGCGAGTCAAGCGCGTTGAGGGCGTAGTCGGTGTTGATCTGCCAATAGCCGAAGCCGCCCGATACCGCCGCATCGACCGCCGTGTCATAAGCGACATCAGCGTCGGAATTGGCCTCGATCGAGCGAATGATCCCTGACAGGATCTCCGCAGTTTCCGGGTCGGCATTGGAATCGCACGGGTGGACCTTGGTCGCGGGGCGGTTCTGGCGGCTGTCGTTGACGACCTGGCGGATGACCGCCTGCATCTTGTTGATCGTCAGGCACGGACGGCCTGCGGTCCTGCGCTCCTGAAGGATCTTATCGTCCCATTGCTCACCCATGCGGGCAAACAGCAGATCCTCCTTGGCGTGATTGCGGTTTTCGCTCTCCGCATCCTGGGCAAGCTCGAAGGCGTCAATCGCCTCTTTAACGATATCGTCGGCGCCGGGGTCGGTCTTAGCCATCAGCCCATCCACCCCCCTTGGCCCGCATAGTGACGAGGAACTTCCGGCTCTTCCGGTCTGTACGGCTCTTCGTAAGCGACGCACATCAGGCCGAAGGCGTCGGCGCCGTGGCTCGACCAATCGTGGTTAGGTCCAAGCCCGATGTTGCGCTGCTCGTCGCGCTTCTCGTGATACCAGCCCAGCGCGTGCCGCCCGGCCTCGGTCGTGTCGGCATTGAACCATATCGACGGGAACAGGCGGCGGGCGGCCTCAACCCGCTTCATCGCCGCGCCCTTTCCCTGGTTCTTGACCGTCTGCGTCCTGAAACCCGCGGCCTGAATGTGGTCGGCGAACTTGTCGGCGGTCAGATGATCGGCCTTCTCGCCGTCATGTGGGAGAACACACAGCGCAGAGCCATAGCCGCTGTCGCGCAGCCATTGCAGATGCGTTGCGAGCGGCTGACCGACTGCCTCGTAATAATTCAGCGCCCTGATCTCGCGGCCGACGAACTGAGCAACCCAGATCGCCGTGGCGTCACGAGTGCCGATGTCCCAGAATGCGCGATATTCCATCAGCGGATCGGGCGCGACGTTGCCGATCCTGTCCTTCGCCTCGGCCAATTGGCGGGCGAAATAAGCTCCTTCCGAGACGGTGATGTGATCGCCCTCCCAGATATGCCGGTATTGGTCGGGCTGCATTCTCAGGCAGTCCAGCCGCTCTTGTTCCAGTTCGGCAGGAAACCACGGATTGTCAGACCAGTTGGCGCGAACTACGATCGTCCCTGTCGGCTTGTCGTCCCCGAGGAACAGCGCATCCACCGGATCGGTCTTGAGCCGCCGATTGAGCGTGAACCACAGTTCTGACCCAGGCGCGCGGATCGTGGGGCGAAGCAGCATCAGCGAGCGCGAAGATAGCGTCTGCGCCTCTTCGACCCATGCCCGCTTGAAGCCCTCGAGAGACTTGATGCTCTCGGCGGTGTGGTCCTGCATTCCCTGAAAGATGATTACGCCATCGCCAGGCGTTTGAACTCGGTCGGAGAATATCCTGAAGCCGTCCGCCTCCCCGAGGCGGAAGTCTGCGAGCTTGCTTTCGATCAGGCGCTTGGCGCTGTCTTTCAGCGACTTCTGAACTTCGCGGATGCAGACCGACAGTAGTCCACGCTCGTAAAGACTGTCATCAACCAGCGCCCCGGCGCGATCGTGCGACTTGCCCGAGCCTCGCCCTCCATAGGCGACCTTGTAGCGCGACGATTGATAGAGCGGCCTGAAAACCTCAGCCGTTGGGATTCGGAGCGCTGACAAATTCGCGGACGATCTTGTGATAAACCGGGGCGTCTGGATCGCCAGCGTGCGTCAGCGGCAGAACCTTGCCGACCAGCGTGAGGAACGCCGTAGGGTTCTGGCTTGCCTGCTTCTCGAGATACCCGATTCCACCAACATTGCCGAGCGCGGTCAGGATCATGTCCTTGAGCTGCGCCGTTGTTTTGTTCGGCGTGCCCTTCTTGCGGCCGCCCGACTTAGTGCGCTTTCTATTTCCCTCTATTTTAGTCACAGCTTGCCTCGCTTCCGGCTCCTCAAGGGTTGGCCGGGGTTAGGTGCTCTATTCGTCTTCGGTCAGGTTGGCTTCGTAAGCTGTGAGCTTCGCGGCTTCCAAGATACCGAGCAGTTCGTAGCCACTGGCGTTCTCGCCCCAAGTACAGAGCGCAATGCCCTCGCTCAACTCGATCACTGCAATGACGCGAATTGGCTCGCCTTGCTCGCCAGCCTCCAGTTGGTCGGCAAAGCGTCGAGCGCAGCCCGCGATGTCGCGGAAGTTGTACACACTCAGCTCGGCGAGTGTGTCGGCATCGTGGACGAGCTTCATGCCTTGCGGTTCTTCAGGATCTTTATGAACTCTTCGCGGGCCGACTCTTCCATCGCGCCGCACTCAATCCCGCTCGCCATCTCTTCCTTGGCAACCTGGGCAAGCTCAATGTGGCGCCGAATGTCGCCGCCCTTCACATGTTTGGCGACAGCGAGCATCAGCAGAGCATCCGCTACGGCATTGCTCGTCAGCGGCTCGTTTTCAGGCACTGGACTGCGCCTTTCGTAGATCAGGCGTTTGCGGGCTCTGCTCATATGAATCTTCCG